GGGCATCGGAGCATACATTGGCAATCACACCAATTTCGAGGGCGAATATGAATTCCTGCTTGCGAGAGGCACGTACTACAAAGTTAATGGCGTACATGAAGAAAACGGGAAAATCAAAGTCCAGATGGAAATTGTGTTCAAAAAGTCCGGTCAGGGCTGAGCTTTTCGAGGGTTAGGCAATGAAGATTGATATCACCGACAACACCGAAAAGACGCTGGAAGAGCTGCAAGCTGCTTGCCTGAAAGCGTTGGAAACGTGCGGGCTAGTGGCAGAAAGAAATGCCAAAAATCTTGTGAAAGTGGACACCGGCCTTTTACGCAACAGCATCACCCACGCATTATCCGGCCAAAAGGCTGCAATCAGTGAGTATAAGGCAGACAAAAGCGATGCGAAAGGCATATACGAGGGCGTTGCCCCTATAAGCGATGGCGATACGGTTTATACTATGTACGTGGGCACAAATGTTGAATACGGGCCTTATCAAGAGCTTGGCACTGGCAAGTATTATCCGGGTGGTAGACAAGACCCGTGGGCGTACAAAGATGCGCAGGGCAATGTGCATTGGACAGCCGGAAATAAAGCTGCGCCGTTTATTAAACCCGCCGTGGCTGACTATGTGGCCGATTACAAAGCAATTATTGAAAGGACGCTGAAAAATGGATGATGCCATCATCAAGAAGATCGAGGCCGTTCTTTCCAAAGGCGACCGGGTGGAGCTGATTCCGGTAAAGGACGGCATTCGCGTTATCAAGGTAAAGCGCGAAGAAGTAAAATAGCATACCACTTCAAAAACCAAAGATAGTATGTTATAATAAGAGCAACAACAAAATATAGTTGGGCGCTTCTAAGCGTTGAGGCGCAACACCGAGCGTGGTTGAACCTGTAAGAGTTTCTTACAAGTTCGGCCACGCTTTTTTGTTTAGGTAAAACACCGCGAGGCACTGCGGTTTTTATAAATTCTCAAATGGCCGAAGCACTGGCCACCGAAGCAAAGGAGAGAACGAAATTGAGCATTACACGAAAGATGTTGAAGGGCATGGGCCTGACCGAAGATCAGCAAGATACTATCCTCGAGGCGCACACCGAGACGCTGGAAGATGTAAAGGCTGAACGCGACCGTTACAAGGCCGACGCGGGCAAGCTGGCAGACGTTCAGAAGCAGTTGGACGAGCTGAAAGCGACCGCCGAGACCGGCTACAAAGACAAGTACGACAAGGAACATGAAGCCTTTGAAAAGTACAAGTCGGACGTGGCAAACGAAAAGACCCATGCGGCAAAGGCAGAGGCGTACAAGACGCTGCTGAAAGACGCGGGCATCAGCGACAAGCGGCTGAATGCCGTGCTGCGTCTGTGTGACGTGGACGCGGTGGAGCTGGACGAAAAGGGCGCGATCAAGGGCGCGGCAGATTTGAGCAAGAGCATCAAGTCTGAATATTCCGACTACATCGTGACCACCAGCGTACAGGGTGCGCAGACCGCAAACCCGCCTGCAAACAATGGCGGCGGCTATACCAAAGCCGACATCTTAAAGAAATCGTATGCCGAGCAGGTGAAGCTGTTTAACCAGAACCCTGAGGCGTACAGAACAGCGATGAAAGGAGAATAACCTATGGCTGACATTACCAAGCTGAGCGACCTTATCAACCCGGAAGTAATGGGTACGATGATCGACGCAAAGATCGAAGCACTGAACAAGATCACCCCGTATGCGAAGGTGGATACCACCCTTTCCGGCGTGCCGGGCGACACCAAGACCGTGCCGTGCTGGAACTACATCGGCGATGCGGAGGACGTGGCCGAGGGCGGCGAGGTGGACACTTCCAAGCTGACCGCTTCCAGCACTACCTTTACCATTAAGAAGGCCATGAAGAGCGTGGGCATCACGCAGGAAGCCGTCAACAGCGGTCTGGGCGACCCTATCGGCCAGGCCACCACGCAGCTGGCAAAGTCCATTGCTGGCAAGGTGGACAACGACCTCATGGAGGCAGCCTACAAGGCGACCAATACCGTGACCGCTTCCGGCGTTATCGGCTACGACAGCGTTGTCGAGGCCGTGTGCAAGTTCGAGGACGAAGAGGACGGCATCGAGAAGGTCATGTTCATTCACCCGAAGCAGGAGGCACAGCTGCTGGTTGATGATGATTTCCTGAGCGCCGACAAGTTCACTTCCGGCGTGGCGGTGAACGGCGCAATCGGCAAGATTGCGGGCTGCTGGGTGAAGAAGTCCAAGAAGGTCAAGAGCACTGGCGGCTACTACCTCAACCCCATCATCAAGCTGGAGGCCGATAGCAACGAAACCGAGTACACCGAGGACGAGCTGCCCGCGCTGACCATCTTCCTCAAGAAGGACACCAGCGTTGACAGCGAGTGGTTCCCGAAGAAGCAGCAGCACGACATTACCGCGTGCAAGTACTACGGCGTGGCGCTGACCAACGACGCAAAGGTGGTTATCGCCAAGTTTAAGGCCACCGCCGAGGCGTAATTGAGGAGGCAGGGCAATGTTAGAGCAAGTCTTACGGTACCTGAACAACTGGTTCATCGTACCGGGCGGCGTGCATGAGGGCACGTTTACCATCGAGGACGGCGGCATTGCCCTGCCCTTTTTGGTGGAGGGCCAATATTACCGCGTGCTGGGCAGCCTGTTTAACGACGGGCTGCACCAATACGGCGAGAACGACCTGACCGGCGAGACGTTCGAGGGCAGCATTTGGGCGCTGGCCGTGCCGCACGCGGTCGTAACGCTGGCCGATGAGATGGCCGAGTGGGAGACGAAGAACGCGGCGGGCATCTACCAGAGCGAAAGTTTTGGCGGCTACTCTTATTCGCTTGCCACGGGCGCAAACGGCGGCGCTGTGACGGTTTTTGACCGTTACGTGGATAAGTTATCCCCGTACAAGAAAATGCGGGAAAACGGCTTTAAGAGGTGATTGCGATGCAGTCTTTCAAATTTGGCGTGGACATCATTCCGGAATGGTTTTACGGCAAAGACAGCAAGGCCGCGATCCGGTATGCACTTTTTAACAGCGTGGCAGTCGTGCCCACGGCAGACGGCGAAGTGATTGCCCACGAGGGCGACACGATCATTAGGGAGGACACCGGCGAGATGGCCGTTGTAAAGAGCGTATGAGCTTGTTAAACGAGTACATGGAGACGTGCGCGCTGTATGAGAAGCGGCGCGTTTCGGACGGCGTGGGCGGCTGGGAAGTCGGTTACGTCAAGGGCGCGGAGTTTTTGGCGGCCATCGTGCCTGTGAGTACGTCAACGGCAATCATTGCCGAGGCGCAGGGCATGAAGAAAATCTTCAATGTGACCACTGCGAAGAATGCGCCTTTGTCGTTCCATGACGTGTTCCAGCGCGTTTCAGACGGCAAGTTTTTCCGCGTGACAAGCGATGGCGCAGACACCAAGACCCCGGACAGCGCAAGCTTTCAGGTTTCGCAGGTTACGGCGGAGGAATACCAGATGGAGGCCGAAACATGACAAAGGACGCGGCACTGTACAGCTTTTTCTCCGGTTTTGGTATCACCGCGTGCGCCTCTACGGCTGTGCCCTCTGACATCGTATTCCCCTACCTGACTTATACGCCCATCTATGACGCGTGGGGCGGCGAACCGGTGAGCCTAACGGTCAATCTGTGGTACTACGGCGCAAGCGAGAAGCCCGCCAACGAAAAGGCGCAGGAGATCTCGCAGGCGTTGGAGGGCGGCAAGGTGCTGCAATGCGATGAGGGCTTTATCTGGTTGCATCGAGGCACTCCGTTCTGCCAGAACATTGCGCAAGAGGACAATAACAACATCAAAGGGCGGTATCTTAACATTACCGCCGAATACTTAACTCACTACTAAGAGAGGAGCGAGAAAATGGGCCAGTATACCAAAATTTCGCAGGACGCATTCAACGAGATGCAGCTCGACGCGGGCGTTCTGCTGACCGAGTTTGACCCCACCAAGGGTACGTTTGAAAATTCCGCTATCGTGTGCGCTACCACGGGCGGCATCAATGCCAGTTGCGTGCCCACCTTTAGCGATCTGGGCGACGATGTGGACAATTGCCCGGTCAACATGAAAGAGCTGAAGCATCTGGATAGTTGGGAATGCA